ATGCCGTCCGCCATCGAACTGGCCCGAGGTGACGAAAAGCTCATTGCCGCGGTCCACCGCAGCCGCCGCCTGATCGGTCGCAAGGCCCTGATGGCCGCCGCCGCCAGCGCCATTCCGCTGCCCGGTATCGACTGGGCGGCCGATGCCGCCCTGCTCTCGCGGCTGGTGCCGCAGATCAGCGCCGAGTTCGGCCTCTCGGTCACCCAGGTCGAAAAACTCGCGCCGCACCAGCGCGAGCGCATCCAGAAGGCTGCCACGACGGTTGGCGCCCTGCTGGTAGGCCGGCTGGTCACGCGCGACCTGCTGATCAAGCTCGCCAGGCATGCCGGCGTGAAGCTCACAGCCAAGCAGGCCGCCAAGTACGTGCCGATAGCCGGGCAGATCGTCTCGGCCGCGCTCGGCTATGCCGCCTTGCGTGCGTTGGGCGAGCAGCACATCAAGGACTGCGTGCGCGTCAGCTCGACCCTCGCCTTATCGCCTCCCGAACCGCATGCGCCCGCCTGAAGGCGCAGTCGTCGAACAGAGCAAGGCCGACGCAAGCCGCGGTGACCAGGCCCGAAATGGCCAGACCACCCAAGCCGTAGTCCCGCAGGCGAATTCCGTAGAAGAGCGCTGCGGCAGACAGCAGTGCCAATAGCGCGCAAAGCGCGCGGTCGAGCCACAGGCCCGGTGTCGATGGCCTTTGCATGGTCAGCCCATGGGATGAACCTGACCGCGGCGCGGCTTCATGCCGTGTGCTCGTTTTTCCGTCTGCTTTTGCGTTGGCCCTGAGGCTTTCGGCGCCAGCACCAACTTGCGTGGTTTCATGGCAAATACTCCCTTTCAACTATTCTAGAGTCCAAGTTGAATATTCGCCTGCGCTTAAATCTGCGCCATGGAGACTATTGCAGCGCGTGCATTGGCAGCACGCAAATACGCCAAGATGACTCAGAAGCAGGCCGAAGCCGCTTCGGGCGTCAAGCAGTCGAACATCTCGAAGATCGAACGGGGCGACACCGGCCGCTCGATGGGCCTGCTCGCCCTCGCTCGCGCGTATCGCGTCGACCCCAACTGGCTTGACACCGGCGACGGCCCCGCTCCATGGGACGAAGTGCAGTTGCGTCCGGCCCGAGACAACGCCAATGAACCTCCCGGCCCGTACCGCGTCACGCGAACGCCGCCCTCGAGCCCTTCATTCAGCCCGGGCACGCCCGGTACGGTGCCGCTCCTTGCCTGGACGCAGGCGGCCACATGGACCGGCGGCGCCGGCCGAAGTCCGATCGATGCCGAGCGATGGATTCCCTGCGTTGCACATCACAGCGCCGGCAGCACCTATGCATTGCGCGTACGCGGCGACAGCATGACCGCTCCGCACGGTCACCTGAAGAGCTACCCCGCGGAATCGATCATCTTCGTCGACGCGCTGCGAACAGCGCCCGCGGACGGCGAACGCATCATCGCCAGGCTCGAGTCGAACAACGAGGTCACGTTCAAGGTCTTCAAGGAAGAAGACGGCCGCCGCTGGCTGCTGCCGTTGAACCCCAGGCACGAGCCGATCCGCATGGCTTTCACCGTGCTCGGCACCGTCATCGGCAAGTGGGAAGACGAAGACTGACGCACGCGCCAGGTCAGGTTGCGTGCAGGTTCGGCGGGCACAGTAGAGGCTCCTTCTCCCCGTGGCCTGCATCCTCTCTGATCCTCCCTCCTCCAGCAGGTCACCTTCCAGCCCGCCCTTGTGCGGGCTGTTTTTTTTGCCGCGGGCTGCGTGCAGCGCGAAAAACAAAAAGCCTGCCATCTCTCGACAGCAGGCTTTCAATATTCACGCGATTCGGGTGGTAGGACGTACTGGATTCGAACCAGTGACCAACGGATTAAAAGGCCACCGAGATTCCCAATTCTATCAACCACTTAGGCAAAAAAGTGTTCCGCAATTCAGCGGATATCGATGGCCGCAAAGCCAATGCCCGCGCGGGCCTGTTCTTTTTTGCGGAATATCTTTAACCCCCTTCCACCAGCTCCGCAAAGACAGCTTTCCAGTACCAATTCGTGCTCTTGTGATGCGTGGTGCTGGACAGCTTGTAGGTGATGCGCACGCGGCCGAGGTGGTGGTCGACCTCGGCAAAGCGCTCGGGCGGCTGGCCGGGGCCCGGCTTCGGCAAGCTCATGGACGTGGCCCCTATCACGTCGCCCGGAACCTTGGCCAGGATGCCGCTGGATGCGTAGAAATCGGACATGGCGCCAGCATAGCGCGGAGACCCCTTCGCGCCACCTTTCGACTCAGCTACATTTCAGCCCAATGACCACCTATCTCACCATCAAGCTCATCCTCATCGGCGTGGGCGCGCTCGGGTGGGGCATCTATTGCGGCATCAACGGCCTGGACTTGTCAGGGCGACCGGAGCAGCGCGAGCCGCGAGACTGAGCGGCGCCGCGGCCACGCTGCGGCCAATCGGACCTTTCGGCTGCATGAGCGCAGCGGCTCGTTGCGGATCCAGCAACGCCTGCGCGAGCCGCTCCTGGATCTGCGCATTCGCCCCGCCGTAGACCATGTTCAGTGCGCGACCGGCCAGACCTTGGGCTGCCGGTGAGCCAGACAAGCCACGCCCGACGACCGATTGCAGCAGCCCATCGCTGGCCAGGTTCTGCACGGTGTTCGAACCCACGGCGCGCCCGGCATTGCTGGCGAGTTGGCTTGCGTTCAGGTCGGCTTGCAGTCGCCGAAGCAAGCCCATTTGATCGGGCGTCAGCTCGCGCGCAAGGTCCGCGCCTTGGTTTTTCAGAAGGTTGTTCAGCTTGGCGGCCGACAGGATCGCATTGCCCTGCGTGTCGACGGTTCCGGTCTGAAGCGTCCGAAGCACATCGCTCAGCTTCTCCATCTGGTTGATGGGCTGGCTCTCGCGCGCGTAGGTTTCGAGATACTGGCGCCAGGTGGGTTGAGCGCTGCCGCTCGTGACGCCCCCTGTTTCGGGGCCGACTCGCTGCGCCAGTGGGCCGATCTCACGAGATCCCGGCAGCGTGGTGCGCCGGCTGGCCGTGTCGATCGCATCGTCGATCAGGCTTTTCACGCCCTTCAACTGGCCGGCGGCGTAGCGCAGATTCCCCGCCTCGCCTTGCAGCTTCCCACCCAAAACCTCGTTGATGTCCTTGCGGATCGCGTACAGGGCGCGGGCATTCACGGTGCCGTCAGCAGCAGCCAGGCTGCCGATGCGATTGCGGAATTGGCCGAGCGCCTGCTGCGCGAGCTGCCCGGCGTTGTCGGGATTGGCCAGCATGCCGTCGAGTTGCGTCAGGATGCCTTCGGCGGCCACATCGCCCGCTCGCTTGAGCACATCGTCGCGCATCGATCCAGTGAGGTCGTCGCGCGCCTGTTTCGCCAAGGACATCTTGCCAGGGTTGCCGGCGACATCATCGAGCGCCGCGGTACGCGCTTGGTTCTGCGCAGTCTGGCGCGCGGTGAGCTCGGCGGCATACGTGGGATTCGTCGCCTGCACCGTCCGGCTCAGGCCAGCCAATCCGGTATCTCCAGCGGCCATAGCTGCAGTGGGCACAGAACCCGGGATCACCTCGCTGGCGCTGGCCAGCGCGGCGCGCGCGGCGTCAGGATCCGCAGCGAACTCGCGCAGCGCATTGCCCACGATCCGGTCCTGGCCCGCGCCATAGAACGGCCGTGCCACGCCGCCAATGGCACGGCCCACTTGCCCCAGCCCGCGCACTGCCAGCGGTACAGCAGCGCCGATGGCCGCTCCTGCGCCCGCGTCATCGGGGTTTACGAGCCCGGCCGTCGCACCGCCGCTGATGGCGCCTCCCGCGGCCCGGGTGGCGAGACCTGCACCCCCAGCGCGTAGGCCGCCGGAGGCGATGGCGTCGCCCAAGGCCACGGCGCGCGGCGCGGCAGTTGCCACACCGGCAGCCCGCACGCCGGCACCCAACGCACCGCCCACGGGTAGGGTGGCCAGCACTTCGCCGCCCACTTGCCCCACCTTGTAGGCGGTGCTGCCCCCGTAGGCGCGGTCAGTTGCTGCCTTGTTCTCCGCGTTTCCCGCGCGAACCTTTTCCGCCTCCGCGTCAGAGAAAACGCCGGCCAGCAGTTCGGCCGGCTTGTCGATGACGTTCCTCAGGCCGCGCATCAAGCCGACACCGGTGTTTTCAATCACACCACCGCCCTCCCCCGCCGCTGGTGCGCCGTAGCGTGTCCACGGGCCAGCGGCAGTAGCCTCAGCGCTTGCAGGCTCCGCGCCCGGGCGCCCCTGGTACTTCTCCCACGGGGCGGCCATTACGACTTCCTCCAGCTCTTCGGATCGGCAGGGTCTCCCCCGATGAAGGTGTAGCCATCTTCTTGCGCGCCAGCCGCTGGCGGTGGCGGCCGGCCGGCAGCGGCCGGCGCAGCGGCCGCGCCGCGCACCTGGGCTACGCGCTCTTCAGCCCCCGGCACCTCCGCGAGAATCCCGCGCGTGGCGAGCTCGCGGTTCCTTCGCTTCTGCTCGATGACCTCCTTGCTGTCGCCCGGCTGCGGGAAGTACTGCTTGTCGCCGCTGGCGAATTCCGTGTCGGCGATCACCGCGCCTGACTCACGGCGCAGCACGGCGTTCAGGAAATCTCGCTTCGCTTGGTCGAGCTGCTGCCCCTCTTTCGAGTTTGCCAAGTTGACCACTGCACCAACGCCGTATCCCGTGTTGGCGCCCGGCGTCGAGAACAGTTTCCCGCCTTTCTCCAGATCGGCCAGGATCTGATTCGAGGCCTGCATGCGCGTGCCGAACAGGAGTGCCTTCCCCTGGCCTTCGGTCAATGGCTTGCCGCCGCCGGCCTTGGAGGATGGGTCGGCGGGCCCACCCGGAATGAACTCGAGACCAGAGCCATCGGCGCGCATGCGGTAACCAGACGGAACCCCGGCGCTGCCGGCACGCGCAGCCTCGATGCCAAGGCGCGCGCGATCGATCGAATTGGACTCCTGCTGGCGCGCATCCGTGATTTGCGCGCGCGCTGCGAGGCCCTGCTGTTCGAGCGTCGAACGTTGGTTCGCGCCCTGCTCTTTCGTCTGGAGCGCCTGCTGCTGCGCGCGCTGGGCAAGCGGTATCGCCGCGCCTTCCACCTGCTGCGCGAACACCTGCGCACCATTGCGGCCGGGAGGCGCACCGCGGGCCAGCACCGTCCGCAGTTGCGCCGAGTCGTTGAAGTCGGCGTTGCGGTCGGGGCCACCGTTGTCGATCACCGAAAGACCGCCCTGCGGCACGCTGGCATTCGATCTCTGCAGATTCGCCAGTTGCGCCTGCGTGTCGGCTGCGGAGCCCAGGGAATTGGGGCGCGTCGGGTCGCCAGGCGACGAACCGGCGGGCGCGGCGATGTCTGTGCCGCTGTAGCTGCTGCCGGCGCGCGTCACGCCAGCGGGAAGCCCTGCGGCTTGCGATAGCGGTATAGGCGCAGGGGCGGCGGAAGCTGGTGGCGCGAGCGTGGCCGCCGCGCTGAGGGGGGTCGCGCTCGGTGGACTCGCGGCTGGCGCCGCGTCAGCAGGCGAACCGGCATAGAGGGTGCTACGCGGGTCCGTCGTTGCGTCGAACCGGCTCGGGACTGGCGGAATTGCGGACTGACTCAGTGGCTTCGCGGGCGCGAACTGTCCAGGCGCCGTGGATTGCCAGCCGGTGCGAAGTTGGGCGTCCATGGTGTTGGACCGAAATTGATGGCGCCCCAGTTGAGGAAAGAACCCCAAGACTGCGCCGCCCCCTTCGGGAGCAGCACCCGCTGGTGGAGGGGGCGCGGATGAGGTTGCGCTCAGCGGGCGCCGGGGGGCAGTGAGAGGGTATTCGGTCGCCATGTGTCAGCCTTTCATGTGGCCTGATGTTCGGCCGATGGCGTCACGCGCGCAAACGCTAAGGGGGTGCGCGCTGGCGCGGTCAAGGCGCGACGAAGCCCTGGGCGTTGGCGTAGACCTGCGCCGCCGTAGTGACGCACTGGACGTTCAGGGCGGCATTCGCGGACGACTTCAGGGGCGACGGGAAGGTGACGGTGACGGACTGACCCGCTCCCACAAAGAAGCGGGCGATGGCTGTCACGCCGTCGAGCAGGAGGACTTCCGTATCGACCGTGGCCGAGGCGTTCTGGATGGAAGCGCCGGTGAGGTAGTTCCTGACGCCAGCGCCGGCGGCGGTCTTCATCGCAACGGCCGTGGTGTCCACGATGCCGCCGGCCGCCGCGGCATAGCTCCAGCTCTGGGTGAATGCTGGAAAGCGCGCCAGCAGGGTCGTCCAGTTCTGCAGCCCACGCTTCACGAGCGCGATCAGGCTGAAGGCGCCAGTATCCGAGGTGGCCGCGGCATCGGCCTTGGCACCTTGCGTCACGTCTGCGCCATCGGCCATGGTGGCAGGAGCGCCGCCGCCGCCCGTGCTCGCAACAGAGACGACGCGCGCATACGTGCCGTCGCCCATGTCCTTCAGGAGTTCGTCAACGCCGATGCCGGAGGGGATACGCAGGTCCATGATGATTCCCGAGGTTGTGAACGCTAAGTCGATGGCGGGTATTCCACTGCCACGGCCTTCTGTGCCCAAACCCTACTGGGGGAGCACTCCCACGCGAGCGCGACCTACCGCGTCAGCCCACGCGCGCCGAAGGCATCAGCCCTGCAGGATGCATACGCCGCGTTTATCTGGTCGGCGTCGTAAGCGTCGGCTTCCTCATCCGCCTCTCGATCAGGCGCTGCTGGAAGTAGCCCGGCGGCTTGGGCCCCACCTGCTGCACGATGGTCGGCACCGGCGCCTGGCGCACCTGGGGCGCCACCACCACCGCTCCCACGTCGGGCATCTTCTGAGGCGCGCTGCAGGCGCTCACGGCGCAGGCGATCACGCAGCTCAGCGAGAGTCGAAAGATTCGTTGCATCGGTTTTCTCCTGGGCCGCGTGGGCCTCATCGATTCGTTTCTGCTGGGCCAGCACCGAGGCCTGCAAGGTGCGCAGCGTGGCTGCGGCCTCGGCCTTCTGCGCAGTGACGGCGGCCGACAGGCTGTTGCGTTCGCCACGCGCGGCGTCGCGCTCTGCGCGGGCCTCGTCGCGCTGGTTGGTCACCAAGCCGGCGCGCGTGCGCTCGGCGCACCCCACGCCCCAGCCGGCCACGGCCAGCGCGAGCAGCAGCCAGATTGCAATGTTGCGGAGGTCTGGCATCGTCATGGCCCCCAATGCAGGCACAGCTCTTCGCCAGTGCCGCGGCGATCTACCAGGCCGTTCAGCGTCACGAGTTCGCCCCGCACGCGGCCTTTCACCCAGCGCGAAAGCTCATCGCAGCCGCCCTCGATGTCGCCCCGGTTGAACTTCGCGCGCAGCGTAGAGCCGAGCGTCTGTTCGTTCGCGCCGAGGTTGTAGAACCAGTCAATCAGCGCGGCCTGTTGCCACTTGTTGAGCTGGTCGAAATTGCGGATGTAGCGGCGCGCAGCGGCCTCGGCGATGGCCAGGTGCTTGGCCTCCATGGCACGGCATTCGCCTGCGGTGTAGCGCTTGGTCGGGATGACCTCGGGCCCGGTGACGCCGCGGCACACCGTCCAGATGCCGCCCGTGTCCCGATACGGCACGGAGAGCACCTCCCCGCTCGGCTGCCGAACGGTCGGCCCTTCGCCCTCGTACCAGGCCTGCAGGACCGCAGCGATTGCGAGCGTGCCGCTGGCGCCGGCCACCAGAAGACGCTTGCGAAGGACCGGGTTCATCGCTGCGCCCCCTCGGCGTCGAGCAGCGCCGCGGCGTCGGCGATCTCCTGCGCGGTGTAGACGCGGCGCGGCGGCGGCTTCATGAACCCCCAGCGGGTCAGGAGCGGCCGGATCGTCTTCTTCCAGAGCCACTCGCCCGCGAGCATCGACGTGTAGATCGCAGCCAGGAACGAAGCGATCGGGCCCCACGGGATGGAGACCACGAACCAGAACCACCACGGATCAGCGCTGGTCTGCACCAGCGTGGTGGCCACCTGGATTGCCGCGTTCTCCACGGTGTTGGTGTTGGCGCCGACTGCGGCCGTGATGGCCGTGCCAGCCTTGAGGATCGGCGCGTTGATTTCGGAGATGACGGATTGCGGGTTCATTTACAGGATCTCCGAAGGAGGAGCGAGCGCGTCCAGGCGCGCGGTAAGTGCCATCACGAGCGCACGGAACTCGGTGTTTTCGGCGATCAGTGCCTGCACCTGTAGAACCGTCTGGGCCAGGATGGGCCGGTCTTCGACGCTCATCGGTCGGGGTGTGCCGTCTTCCAGCGTCGCGTCGGGCGAGCCGTGCACAGCTTTGGGCATGCACGTCAGAAGGTTCTGCGCCGAGAACCCCCAGTGCTCACCGTTATCCGTAAAGATGCCGATGTCTCTGTAATGGAAGGTCTTCGGACGGATCAGCAGATATGCAGCACGGTCAGGGGTCAGATCGAACACGCTGTGCTTGACGCGCTCATCGGAGGTGAGGCTGACCGTGCCCACGTTCGTGCTGTCAACCCACGCTTGAATTGCGCTACCGGTCCAATTCCAGTTATGGGAGTTTCCGCCGAATGCCCCGCTGACCCCCTGCTTTGCAAAGTAGCCATTGATGCGCGCGGTAGTCTCGCTGGCGATCTGGCCTACAAAGGTCGTGGCGCCGATGAAGGTCATCGCGCCCGTACTCCAGTTGATCGAAATGGGCGAATTCAGGTAGGTCGCGCCATTGAAACGCGAGAGCACGAAGGCTCCCGAACTGCTCGCCCCCAATTCAATGACCCAGCGCGTCGAACCGCTGTCCTGACCCAAGATGGCAACGTTGTTGGTCGCCATGCCGTTCACGTTGAGGATGAGTCCAGCGGTTCCCGTGAGCGGCGCGATGGTGAGGTTTCCCGTCATCGAGTCACCGGCCTTGCTCACAGCTCCGAGATTCGTCCGCGCGTTCGCCGCCGTGGTCGCGCCCGTGCCGCCGTTCGCTACTGGAACGGTGTCGCCGGTAGCGATCTGGCGAATGCCACCGGAGACGAGAACAAGAGGCTTCTGGTCAGCCATTTACGCCAGCACGATGGGCGGGCCGCCCTCGAAGTTGAGAGTCGTGGCCGAGGTTGCGACGCCGACGCGCTGCACCACGTTGCCCGCGGCGCTGGGCGCGGCCCCCGCGGACAGGCCCGCCGTGGTCGCCAGGAACTGTGGGCCAGGCGTGAGGCCGGACACCGCGGTGTTGGTGCCCTCGAAATAGACCGTCGCAGCCACGCCAGAACCGAACGCGGCGAGCACGAATCCGTGCGCTTCCTTGCCAGCCGTGGTCGCGTCCGCCTTGCGCACCTTCGCGCCAGTGCTGTTGTGGATGTTGATCAGATCCCCGGCCGAGAGCGCCTCGCTGGTCGTGATGCTGGCCGTATCCGCGCCGATGCCCACTGGCATCATGGTGCTGTCGATGCGCCCATCAGCGCCGAGCGCCACCACCTTGCCGCCATCACCGGCACCGGCCGAACTGGTCTTTGAGTTGACGATGGTCGCATCGAGGACGCCATTCGCGTTGAGCGCCGGCAGCTTGTCGGCATCGCCAGCGCCCGCCGAAGTGGTGAGCGCGGCTTCTTCGGTCAGGGTGCCGGCGTTGTTCTTGATGAAGCGCTTCGAACTCAAAGTACCCATTGTTCTCTCCTAGATGTGCGCCCACGTGGCGCGAGATTTGATGTTCCCGATGCAGCGGTGCGTGACGCCATACACAGCGGCAATCGCTCGGTGCGTGCGCGTGTCGCGGCGGATCGAGGCCACCTGCTCCGCAATCAGCTTTGCACTCGGGCAGTGCTCGCCTTTCAGGCTGCGGCCGCGTTCCACCTTGTCGTCGGCGTTGTCCTTGTGCGTCCCAATCTCGAGGTGCTCGACGTTGACGCACGCCGGGTTGTCGCAGCGGTGGCGTACAACAAGGTCGGCTGGGACCGGGCCGTGGCGCAGCGAATAGGAGAGTCGGTGTGCGAGTACCAGTTTGTCGCCGCACCCCAGAACGCCGTACCCGTGACTCTTGGCACCTTGCCATTCGACGCAACCGGTGTTTGGATCGACCTTCGAGTAGTGCGCCACGCGCTGCTCAACGGTCATGTCGTTGGTGCTCTGGAACGTCGTCAAGGTGCCGTTTCGCCGCTCGCGCTGATAGCACGGGCTGCACAGGCCGCGAGCCATACGAGTTCGGATTTCCTTGGTGCAGCACCTGCAGTGCATATTCATTCCTGGAGAACGATGGGCATGCGCGCCCCGATGAAAATCTGCGTCGGGCCCGTGGCAATGCCGACGATCAGGTTGAAGCCGGCCAGCGGCGAGGTCTGCGTGAGCGTCCCTACCGGGCCAACGAAGACAGGAAGATCAGGCGTCCATGCCCAGGACGACTCGGTCATGAGACCGCTGGTCTGGATCTGCGCCAGCGCACCGGTCACTACGGCGCCGCGGGTGATGCCCAGCACCAGGTTCGCGTCAGCTACGGTGGTGTGATCGGCGTAGACGGCCTCGCCGCCCAGGACACGCACGACACGGTTGCCGCCGAGCGGTACTGCGGCCGGAAACTCGACCACTGCGGCGCCCATCTCACCGGGAGGTCCGGGTGGGCCTTGCGTGCCCACATCGAGCAGCGTGATTTCCGGCTCGCGTGTGACGATGGTGGTGTCGTCGCCGTCCACCGTGACGATCTCATCGGCGGCCGTTTCGAGCACGTCTGCCGGCTGCTCGACCGAATCGATCACCACGATGACCTGTTCGTCGATAACGAGCTCGGGCTCGCCAATGTCGAGGATGTCGGGAGGGCAGCAGCCGTTCATCGCGTCACCTCGGGCGAGACCGTCACCGAACCGGACAACAGGCGCCGCACGGTGCCATCGGCGAATTGGATTTCCAGGTCGTACACGCCGGATTTCCACGCGATGATCGCGGTATCCGCGGCCTCCACGCGCAGGTTGACGGTGCCCGCGGTGCCGCCGAGCGTGATGCGGCCATCCGTGGTGGAAAGCTCCAGCAGCACGTCGTCAGACTGGATCGTCTCCCGCACCTGCATGCGCGCCGTGCAACCCGTCAGATCGACGGGCAGCGCGGGCTTCCCGGTCTTCCACGTCACGGTTTTCGTGAACGTGGCGCCTTGGTCGATGGAGAGCTTGAGCTTGGCTGCGGGCATGGGTCGGACTTTGCCGGCGCGCATGCCCTGCGCCAATCCCTACTGGGGTGCGATCAAACCTGCGACGAATCGTTTCCGCTGACGCTCGCGCCGGCGTTGATGCCGTTCAGCGATGCCGCTGCCACCTGGGTCGTAGAAGTCAGCGCTGCAATGGCTGCCTGTGCCCGGTCGTTCAGCGTCTGGTTCTTCGACCGCAAGTTCGCCTCGTTGCCCGATTGCTTGATCTGAGCATCGGCAATGGCCAGCCGCACGCGCGGCTCGAGCGCTGCGCTTTCGGCCTGGTAGAGCGCCACGAGGTTGCGCGCCAGATCGCTGCGCACGCTCACCATGGCCGTGGCGAGGCTGGCCGCGACCTGGTCGCCCTGCAGCAGCGTGCGGATGTAGTCGCCGGCGCTGGCAATGGCCTTCATCCACAGGTCCAGCGCCTGCTGCACGGCAAAGCGTGCGTTCTCCAGTTCGGCTCGGAAGGCCTCGATGCTGATGTCGCGGCTTTGCTCGGCCAGCTTGTCGCGCATGTCTTGATCGACCAGCTGCGTAGCGTGCAGAAGCGCCCCCGGTGGCAATGGGAAGCCACGGTTTGCGAAGCCTTGCATGAGATCGGATTTCGCGCGCATGGCCTCGATGCTGAGGCGCGAGCGGCCGCGCTCGTAGATCTGGGCTTCCACAGCGGCATTCACGCCGGTTCCACCAGTGGTCAGAGCCCGGTTGATCCAAGCAATGGCGTTGTCGAAGTAGGACCGGTCTGGGAAGTAGGTCTGCAGGTAATCCACGAACCCCGTGGTGATCTCGTCGTGGATGTCGGCGCGGGCGTCGTCGAAGATCGCCTTGGCGTCCGCTGGATTGTTGTCGGGCAACACCGGCTTGATCGGCATCAGGTAGCTGGTGTCGAGCTCGACGAGAGGCGCTTGTGGCGCCGGGTCGGTCATTGCGATGGCGTCGTCGGCCCGCTCGGAAGATGCGTTCAGCAGCATGACCGCGTTGCGCCACTTCGCATTGATGATCTGCGACGTGACGACGGGTGCTCCGGCGCCGCCGGTGCTCGGATCTGGAACCGAGACGATGTCGCCTGGATTGATGGGCGTGGTCATGGGCGAATCTTTCGAGAGAGGTCAGCCACTTCGAACTCGAGGCTGTCCACCTCGAAGTCGGAGCCATCCTGGTTGTAGAAAACGGGAATCAGGTAGTTCGCTTTCAGGCCCTTGCCGAGCTTGAAGCGGTGCTGTTTTAGTTCGTCCGAATGGGTCTCGGCCGCGTACTCGAACTCGCTGCCAGGCACTGCGACCTTGAGCTTCAGCGGGCATTTGGACGCGGCACCGATGAAGGCCTCGGAGATGGTCTTCTGTTGCGGGCTGCCGAAGTCGAGATTGCCCGGGCAGATCGCGGCATTGATGGGCTGGCCGGCATCGTCAGCGCCACCGAGCAGAAACAGGCCGTCGAGCTTGGCACCGTAGTAGCGGTCACCGATGCGCGCGAAGCTGTTGAAGGGATAGTTGCTGTACGTCGTGCTGCCGAAGCCGTCGAGGTTGACCGCGTGCACCTCGAGGTCGGCGCCGGGCGTCGTGAGCGGCAGGTCGAAGGTGAAGGCGTCCCGCATGTCGGCCAGGTCGAGGCCTCCGGCGATCGACAGCGGCACGTCGAAGTAGAAGGCGTCCCGCACGTCCGCGAGGCTGCTCGCGGTGCCGGTCATGGGGATGTCGAAATTGAAGGCGTCCCGCGCGTCTACCTGCGTGATGGATGTACCAGCAAGCGGGACATCGAAGACCACGCCGTCGAACATGTACGCCACATCGGCCGGGCCTTCCCAGCTGTAAGCCTCGGCCTTCGGGAAGGCGGCAAACGATTCGGCGTAGGGGTAGTCGGCCGAGATGGCGAAAGCCTTTGGAAAGGTGGCGAGGCTCTCGCCAGTGCCGCCAACCAGCAGCAGCGACATCGCCGCGGCCTTCGGGAACTGGGCATAGGACTCGCTGTCCGGCACCACCTCGAGCGTGCCGCCGTAGCTGTAGGCCGAGGCGCGCGGGAACGTCGCGAGCGAGCCGCCAGAATTGAGCGTGTCCGAAGAGAAGGCTTGGGCCTTGGGGAACACCGCGGTGCCGCCCTCTGGCTCGAGCGATTCCGCCTGCATCTTCGGGAACGTGGCCAGCGATTCCGAATAGTCGTAGTCGGCGCTGAGCGCGCGGGCCTTCGGAAAGGTGGCCAGCGACTCGCCCGACGGGTCTTCGACGAGAGAGGGGCTATCAACATAGTCGAGCGCGCCGTAGAGCACGGCCGACAGGAAGAGCCGCGAGCCCGGCACATAGCTGTTCGGATCGGTGCCGATCTGGCTGCCATTCTTCGTGAAGGTGATGCCGGACGGCGCCACGACCATCTGGAACAGGTCGCTTGTGGTGAAGCTGCCCAGGTCCGCGCCGGTGCGCAGGTTGCGCACGGTGCTGTTCGACAGCAGCAGCCCGTGCGTGATGTGCGAATAGCCGGGCGTCGGGTCGATGGAGGTCGACATTCCGATGGCGGCGCCGGCATTCGTCTGGCGCGCGGAGAAACCGGCCACGCCGGACCGGATGGAGGTGATCGAGCGGGCGAACGACGTCCAGCCGAGCGGCGGGTTGTCGATGCGCCGTGCACCCGATCCCTGCACCTCCGGGGTGGCCGGATGGCTCACGGTGGTGCTGAACACCTCCTGCGACGCCGGGACGGCGGGCATCCACAAGGGCTCCCACACATAGTACGCACCCGACATGCCGCTCCCGGTCGGGAAGACCTGGCGCGCAGCCAGCACCCAGCCCCCGGCCTGCGCCGGCGTGGTGCGACCGTACACGGTCTCGGTGCTGGTGTAGGCCGGGCGCGCGGGCTGGTACTGCACCGCGGGGATGGTGTAGGTGGCGCCAATGCGGATGAGTTTGTTGGTCATGGAGGCCTCAAAGGATCGGTGCAGCGATTCGCGAGTCGCTCGCCCACGGCGTGCCCGGCGTCGAATTGGCGGGGACGCCGTTCAAGCGGAGGAACGTGAGCGCAGCGAAGTCCTGCAGGAGGCGGTTTTCTGGATCGTTGACCGGCACCGGGCCCGCGCTGGTCAGCACCGCGCGCTTGGTCCAGGTCGCGCCGCGGTCGCGCGACTCGTAGAGAGAGTGCTCGCCGTCGTACATCGGACACACCAGTTGCGTGGGCGACAGCGCCGACACCAGGCCGGTGCGGTAGTTGGGCTGCGGAAAGGTGCCCATCTCCACCACGCTGACGCCATCGGGGGTGAAGAACATGCGCGCCGGCTCGTCGGGCAGGCCGGCCACGCCACCGCTGCCCACCGGCTTGGTGACAAACGCCATGCCGTCTTTCACGCCGAGGGCGCCGCCCTCCCAGAAGGCCACGGCCTCGGCCAGCGCGCCGTCGAAGAGCGTCAATGTGCCCAGCAGCGTGCGCGCCGCGGCGTCGATGATGCCGAGCTTGACCTTGCCGAAGATCACGTAGTCCGTGGTCGGGTTGTCGGCGTAGGGCACAAGGGCGTAGGCGATGGCGATATTGGCACTGCGCTGCCCGATGTTCAGCGCGGCGGCGTTCACGGCCTGATTGAAGCGCGTCGCGTAACCCGATTCCGGCAGCGTCGGCACCGTGTCGAAGAACTCCTGAAACAGCTCGGCCGATGCTGCAGCGGTCCACGTCGCCCCGGCGTCGAATGAGAAGGAGAAGGCCAACCCCGGGCAGTCGCCCACCACGACGCTCGAGCCGAGGTAGGTGGGCCGCAGGTACTTGGTCATCATCGAATAGACGCCCGGCGCCATGCGGTTGACCTTGGCGGCCGACGCCAGCTGGTTGGGGAGGAAAACGGTGCTCCCCAAGGTCTGCGTGGTGCCGTCGTCGCGCATGAAAGCGATGACGTGCTGCCCTACTTGGTTGAGGCGCATGAAAGCGTGATTGTTGAAGGCTTTGCGCTCGCCGGTTGGAGAATTGGCTCCCCCGTAGACTTCGCCGAACAGGTACGAGAAGAAGGTGCTGTTGTCGAAAGGCGCGAAGGCCAGATAGCTGTAGAACGGCGTGAAGTCGCGCCCGTCGCGCGTGCGGTGGATGGTCACCTCGAAGATGTTGCAGGGCTTGCTGTCGAAGTCGAATGCGGTGCCCACCAACGTCGCCGACTGGTCGAAACCCAGGCCGCGGCCGTAGTTCAGGATCGCCGTGACGCCCGCGAGCGCGCCGCCGTCCGCGAACACGCCAAGGTTCCTGAAGCGGCCCCGCGCCGTCGCGGACCCGACCACGCGCTGCACGCCGTCGATCTTGCCCAGACTGTAGAAGCCGTCGAGCGCCTGGCCCTCGCGCGTCACTTCCAAGAACTCTCCCCTCTTGTGCGCCACCACTGTGCTGCCATCCGGCTGCCGGTGGCGCTTCTTCAGGAACGGCACGTCGGAGGAATCGGCCAGAAAGCGCGCATCCATGCCGCCCTGATTGGCGAAACCGTTCCGGTAGCGCACGGGCTTCATCGGGTTCGCTCCTGCGTGCGATGCGGGTGGGCGCCGACAGTCCGCGTGCCCATCAGGGGACCTCGTAGGTATTGACGAACCCGGTCCAGAACTCCGGCGTGAAAGGGACGCTGATGCCCCAGGCGGCGGTCTGGGCAGCGGAATTGAAGGTGATAAACAGTTGCGTCTGCTGCTCGACCCCATGAATCCAGCAGGTGATCGTCAGCGTCCCATCGGCGGGCATGCCGCTCCACATGGCGACCTCGCACGAGAACGGATAGGAAAAGCTGCCGGTGCCTGAGAAATCGGGCGCGGGCGCGCCCCCATTCCATTGGCTGGTCCAGAGCACATCTCCAGACACAAGGCCCGTCGTGTCGCCTGCGAGCGAAGCGTAGTACGGCGATGAAATCTCGACGTTGCCCGAACCGCTCGACCCCTCCACAGGGTTGGCCGGGTCGCTCGTCGGGTCACACCACGCCGGGATCATCGATAGCCCTTCAGGCGCGCGGCAGTGCGACTGCGTGAGCCGGCAGCGTCTGCGGTGCGCCCAGCGTGAGCGTCGAGTTGGTCAGGTTCATGTCGGCGCCAGCGACGGCCACGGTGCCCTGATACCGCGGCGCCGTGGAGCTGGCGTCGTTCGCGTCGGCGGTCAGCACGTGGCGGTAGAAGGTCGGCGTCCCGGTGGCCACGTTGGTGCCGCCCCAGGTCTCGCTGGGGTTCTTCTCGAGGATGCCGCCCGAAGGCGTGGCCTCGAAGGTGATGCCGCTGGAGCCGTTCTTGATGGTCACCAGCAGCGTCGCGCCCGTGGTGGCGGCGTCGGCGTCCAGCGGCACCGGGCCCGCGAAGATGCGGATCTCGCTGCCGGCGTCGAAGATCGCCTTGAGGGAGTTGGACACCAGCATGGCATCGACGAGGCCGGTGGAGAGTTTGATGGACATGGTGATGATTCCTTTCAGGCAATGACGGGAGTGGCGGTCGGGCCGGCGAAGATCTGGAGCTTCGAACCGTTGACTTGGACTTTGGGAGACGGGAAGCGCACGACGCTGAGCAGCACGCCGCTGGTGCTGCCCTTGGCGGCCGCGGAGGTCATGAAGGCGCCCATCACCGTCTTGTCGGCGGTGAACTGGAATTCGGCCAGGCTGGCCGCGTTGCTGGTGGCACCGCCCGCCACCGCGCCATCGACAAAGGGCTGCCGCGCGCCCGTGTAGGCCGTGCATTCGGTCGCGACGGTCGGAAAGGTGGCCGCAGTCTCGCTGCCGTCCGGGGTGTAGTCCCCCTCGTAGAGACCGATGTACCAGTCGGGCGGCACCGTCTCCTGCTTGAACATCACGCGCAGCATGAAGTTGAGCCCTTCCATGGGCACGCGGTTGAGCGTGGGCGGATCTTCTGCGAGCAGCCGGCCATCCGGGCTCCACGACAGGGTGCGATACAGCACGCCAGCTTTTTGGGGGTTCATAGGTCGGTTTCCTTGACGATGGTTTCGACGGCGAAAGAGGCTGCTGCCGCACCAACGGGCCGGGCGGGCTCCTGGCGGGCGCAGAGGATGTGATGGGCGCCGTCCTGCTCGCGGAACAGCGTGGCGCCGGCGCGGGCGTTGCCGAACTTCAGGGCGTGCTCCTGCACGTTGGCGGCGGCGCCGTCCGGCGTGCCGATGACCAGGCCGCGCGGCGACAGCCAGAAGGCTTGCTGCGTGCCCTGCCCGTCCGTCGTGCGCACAGAGCCGCCGGAGCCCTGCAGGCCGCCGTAGGGCAGCACCACGACCGGCGCGGTGTCGAGCAGGCCGCCGGCCAGCCAGTAGGTCTTGTCGGCGCAGACGAAAACGCCGCCTTCGCAGGGCTCCACGACGGTGATGGGCGCCGGAAACGGGATGTAGCCCTTCGAGGGCGAAAACAAGCCGTAGTAGTACGGTTCCGAGATGAGTAGCGCCGGTCCGGCCGCCACGAGCAGCGAGCCCTTGTAGTGGCGCACGATGGAGCCAGGCGGCATGTCGGCCAGCAGCAGCGAGCGCAGCACCGGGCCGTTGTTGGACAGCGAGACGATGTCGCCGCCGTCCGCGAACGTGCCGTTGAAGACCGAGCCGTTCGGGCCTGTCATGTAGATCATGGTGTTGGCGCCCAGGCCGGTGATGCGCAGGCCGCCGTTCGCGGGCAGCGTGATCGCCACCGGCGGCGTGGAGCCCGACTCGCCGAGTGGGCCCAGCTCGGTGAAGGCCAGCTGATAGCGGCCCTCGGGCAGGCCGCCCGGGATGACCGACACGGAAGGCGCGACGGCCGGCCGCGGCGTGGCCAGCGGCAGCGCGCTGGTGCCGCGCAGGCGCCCGATGCGCTGGCCGTTGGACCACACCGCGTCACCGTCCGGCATGCGCGCGTAGCTGATCGGCGTCAGCTCGGGCAGGTTCGTGAGCACGCTCGTGGGCACCAGCCCGCTGCCGGTTGGCTCCAGGTGCAGCAGGTCGTTGCCGATGGCGCAGTAGCCCTCGGTCTCATCGCCCCAGACCGAATGGGCCGCAACGCCGGAGGTGGCCAGCTCGTAGCCCCTGCGCCGCTTCAGAAAGCCGCGGCTCGTGATGTCGATGTTGTCGCCGGCGGACAGGTATGTCGCCTTCGATCGGTCCGGCAGTGTGCGGCCGAGCCGCGTCGGCTCCAGGCGGTTGTTGACGCCGGGAGAGAAGGAGCCGAGGTTTACGGTGCGCATGGACCGGGAGTGTTCCCGGTGCGTTCCCGCGGGTCGAATCCTAGAGGGGGGTTAGGCCAGCGGCGCCGGATGGGCCACGCTGCCGTTGCGGGACCAGTTTTCATTGCGCGCGCCCGTTCTCCTGCCGAACTCTGCCTCGAAGCGCGCCAGTGCTTCGGCCGACAGCTGTGGAGCGATTTGCTCACTGTCTCGGCGGCTGTAGGCCCGGTAGAGCATCCAATCGACGAGGCTCTGGTGCCATTCGGGCCGAAGTTCCGGTTCGTCCGAATCGTTTTCGAGCGTCGTCAGGGGCAGCCGGTAAACCGCCAACTGGATGGTGCCGCTGACCGCTGGACGCGGATAGAGATGCAGCTTGCCAGTGTCAAGACCTCGGATCAGATACAGCGGCACGTTGCGCGCCGTGTCGGTGCGCCAGTAAGGCCACGTGCAGCCAACCTGCTCCACGGTGCTGAGTCGCACCTCTTCGTTGCCGATGCTGGCGCTGCGCACCTGGAGGATGCGGGGGTCGAGCGTGATGGTTTCGTCGTTGGCTGCATAGCCGATCGTGCACATCGCCGAGGTCGAATCGGCCAGCACGAACGCCCGGCGCGCCGCTTCGATCTGCCCCTCGTTGGCGAAGCGAACAAGCTGCGAGTCGGAGCAGAACGGCGGATCGGCATGGTCGTCGGCCTCGTCGCGGTATGCCGCGATCAACTCTTCGAGGGTCATCTCAGGCCTCGGCCAGGACGCCGCGCAGCCACGCCTGCCCGCGGGGGTTGCGGTCTTCCAGCACGGTGAACGGGAAGCGAAGTGCGTTGCGGCGGCGCAGCTTGTTCATTGCCTCGCCGAGACGGTCGTCGATGGTCTGGTCGTAGTCCGTGCGCTTCGCACGCGCCAGGCGCTCGACATACTTGCGCTTCACGACCTGCTCGATTCCGCGCACGATGAACTGGGTGACGCCGTTGACGCCGACCTGCACCAGCTGCGGGTCGTTTTCGTCCGACGACTCGGAAATGATGATCTTGACGGGCTCGCTCATGAAGGCTTCCAGAGCGGCGCCGTCGAGGGACACGACCTTGTCGATGATGTCGGTTTCGCGGTGGCGCTCGCCGATGGTGAGCTCGGAATCGGCCCCGATGTATTCGGTGGCGGCTTCGACTTGTTGGGCCTTGGGCATGCGTTTTCTCCTTGGAACGATGAAGAGCCGCCCGACCGAAGCCAGGGCGGCCGCGAGGTTTACACCTTGGCGAGGTAGTACAGCGTGTTGGACGCCGCTACGGCCGCCAGCGTCGCGTTCTGCGCCACGCGGAAGCCGCGCGGGTCGGTCTTGATGCCCACCGCCGCCGACAGCGTGGCTGCGCCGGTCGCGTCCTGCTTGAACGCCGAAGCCTCGGCCATGCCCGCGTACCACTCGATGGTCACACCATTGGTGTTGCGGATGCGCACGTACCGCGGGGTGAAACCGCAGTCGATGAACAGGTCATCGGCCGCGGTCAACGCCGTGGCGTCGAAGACGATCTTGCCAACGGCGGTGCCGGGAGTGCCCGGGTCTTGGGCGGGGGTGCGGGTCTGGCCCGCGGAGTTGTCAGCCATGATTTTTCCTTTCATGCGCGGGGGCGCTCAGGCCCCCGCAAGAGGTTTACGCGAGCGACGACACGCCGGCCTCGACGACCGCCATCCAGCCTTCGTTGAGCAGCACGCTGCTCATGTAGAACTTGGCGCCGATGTAGCCGCGCTGGCCGAGCGGGTCCGACTTGTCCTTCGTGCCCGGCGGGATGTACGTCGGGTCGAGGGCGTCGCCGCCACGCAGCGCCACTTGGCCCCAGGCGTCCTCGCCAGTCACGATGAACGGGTACACGTCCACATTGCTGCCGCCCGTGCTGAACAGGCCGGTTGCGCCCACGGCCGCGCCTGCGTTCTGGTAGGAGGCCAGTTCCGGCGAGGTGACAAAGCGGAAGTTCTCCACCGTGCCGATCTCGTAGGGGCTGACCACCTTGCGCACGCCGTACTGGGCGACGGGCACGAAGCCGGCGATGTCGCGAACGTCGGATTCCGCATCGGTGTGGACGAACACCAGGTACGAGGCTTCGACGGGCGAGGTCTTGATGTTCGCCGAGGGCGCCAGGATGCTGGTGATGCGATCCGCGTGGTTGGCTTGCAGGTTGCGGCTCACGCGGCGCAGCATCGCCAGGGTGATCTTCGCGGCCACGGCAGCGCGCGAGGAACCGCCGGCGTAGTGCACGTTGGTGCAGGCCTTCAGCACGCCGTAGCGGATCATCTCGCGCACCAGCGCAATGCGTTCGCCGCAATGCTTCTTCATCTCGGCCGGCACGTCGTCCTCGTAGGTATCGGCGGTCTGGTCGGTGAGCTGGTAGAGGCAACCGTACTGCCGGATGCGCGTGGTCACGTCCACCGGCACCAAGCTGTCGGGCGAAGGCGTGACGCCCTCCGTAAGCATGTGGGCAAGCGGATCAGCCTTGGGGCGGTTCTGCGTGTTGAAGTCCACCGCCGTGGCGCCGAAAGGCAGGTAGCGGCGGTACACGACCGTCTGCCCTTGGTTCCGCGGCAGTTGACGCTGCATGCCGGTGATGCCGAGCACCTCGGCGCCGACTGCGTGGGCGAGGATCTCGCCCTTGATCTTGTTGATCCGACCCGCGGGGGAGTCGTAGGTAAAGCCACTCATGTTTTTACTCCTTGGGCTCAGAGGCCCCTGACCGACTTGAAGCCGGCCTCGAATGCGTCGTTGTCGCTCAGTGCAGTCTTGGCCTTGCCGGGGGTGCCGGCGGGGGTCAAGGAGTTCTGCAACCGAGCGCTGCTCTTAGCCTGTTGCGTCTGCTTGGCAGCGCCCCAGGCGTCAAATTTGGAGATGACCGCGCTCAGCTCCTTGGCCTTTTCGGTGGAGTTGAACGTGTTGCGGACATCGTCCGGCTGCGCTGCGAGCCACAGTTGAAAGTCCTGCGACCCGATCTTTTCGCGCCAGCCCTCGTGGAAATGGTCCATGAGCTCGGCCTGCAGATCCGGTTGGCTCGGCAGCGTCTGTGGCTGCGGGGCTGCGCCGGTCGCGGGTTCCTGGCTCGTGGGCATGCGTGCATTGACGTAGGCGGCGATATCCGGGTTTGCGGCTTCGATCTCCTGAATCCGCTCGGGCGTCAGCGAGGGTTTCGCCGGGGCCTTTCGCAGTTCCTGGATCACGCCGCCGTATTCACCCAGCTTGCCGTTTACCTTGCGCAGCTGACTCTCGAGCTCGGGCACACGGCCCAGCAGCGTGCGCACCTCGGTTTCGGTCAGCCCCGCAATGCGCGGCTGCTCCTCGGCGTTGGGCTGCTGCTCAGGCTTGGCACCAGCTGCGGGCTGTGCGCCGGTCGCGGCGGGCTGCGCACCACCATCGGCCTCGGCTGCAGGCTTGGCCTGCGCGGGGGCTTCGGTAGGCTCAGCACCGCCAGCAACACCGGCAAAGCCCGCGGCGAATGCCGCATCGTTGTCCTGCTCGTTCTGCTGCGTCAATTCCGGGTCCATTTGCACTCTTCTCCTTGGTTTTCGCCGGGGGTCATTCCTGATCGCCAGCGGGTTGGGCCGGGTCTGCCTCATTGGACAGAGCCAGCAATTCCTTCCAGGCCGAGATCTGGCCGCGCGTGTGCGCGGTCTCGTCGGGGCCCATGCTCATGCGGTCGTTCCGTAGGCGCAGCTCGTTCAGCCGCTTGGTGGCGTGCTGTTCGACAAAGCGCCAGGTCGGCGAGCGCGGATCGATCTCGAGCTTCATTGCGCGCCACCTTCAATGCCGGCATTCACGCCGACGTTCGGACTGGCCGGGTTTGCGGGTGTGAGCGGGTTGGTGTTGTGCTCGGGAGGCAGCGCTGGCACGTCCACCACGGGGATCGCGGGATCGTTCGGCGTGGCGTCCTGGCCGCCACTGGCCGCCCACATGGCATCTGCTGCAGGTGCAATGCTCGGGTTCATCGCCACGTTTTGCGCGGCTTGCGTCGCGCCGAACAGGCCCTCCACGTTCTTGGTGGCGGTCTTGGCCTTCGTTTCTTCCGTCTGGGCTGCCAGCAGCGTGGCACGCGCCGCGGCCTCACCTGCCTTCGCTTCGATGAGCGGGTCGGGTGGTCGTTGGCTCTGTTGGGCCCGCTCCTCGGCAGAGAGCATGAAGCGCTTGGGGTCCATGCGCTGCCCCTTCACCAGCTCGGCAAAGTACTTCGCCGGGTCGACCCCGTAAACCGGATCACGCACAAAGCTGGCCATCTGGATGAGGAACTGCTGTTGCGCATCGCGTTCCACCAGCGCCGAAGATGCGCGCACGTCGACCTGCATGTCGCCCTTGATCGAGTCGTCGGGACTGTGCTGCATCATCCAGTCGAAGTAGCGCTCGATGTGCGGCCGGGTGACGTAGTCGTCGAAGCGCTTGGCCAGCCGACGCAACACGCTCGATGCGTTGTTGTTCTGCAGCTGCATGCCGCCCAGCGTCTTGGGTGCATCGCCACGAATGCCCTGCAGCATGGCGGGCATGCCGGTGGTGTCCTCGGCCATCTTGAGGGCGAACTCGACCACGTTCATGAGCTCGGCCTGCACGGACGGCACCACGAAAGCATTGAATGCGGCGCGAACGTCGGAGGCGTCGCTATCCGGGTTCAGGCGCCACACGCGGCCAGGCTTCAGGCTCAGGTCTGAGGCGCCGTCGGCCGGCGTGACGCCGTTACCGATGATGATCTGCGGAGCCGCCGACAGCGCCGAGTTGTCCATGGTGGCGCGCACGGCGCCATTGAGCATGCGCTGCACCGTGCGGATCTGGCGCCCCACACCCATGCCCCACGGCATGCCCGGGCGGGCCTGCCACGCCAGCACGTCGTAGGGGAAGTCGCCGGAGTCCAGTGCCGACAGCGTGACCTTCACGAGACGATCATTCACCAGCACGGCCATCGCCGGGATCTTGTCGCCCTCGATGCCTTCGATATCTTCCACACCCATGGCACGCAGCTGCTCGGTGTCGCAGTAGCCGTAGAAGATCCACATTTCCCACTGCTCATCCTGGCGCATCGTGGTGCCGTCGGTCGCTTCGCGCGCACCGGTCTGCGAGGGACCTTCCTTGAGCGCGGCGCTGATCTGCTCGGTGTCGTAGCCGGGCATGCTCACCATCTCAAGGAGCTGGCGACGGCTCAGGTATTCGCGCTCCCAGGTGAAGCCGCCTTGATGGATGTCGTCACCGCAGGCCGGGTCCGGGAAAAAGTTCCACGGGTCGACGCGCTTTGAGGCCGGTTTGATTTCCGAAATGACGATCTGCGACACGCTGCCGGTGGCGTCCCGCTGAACGATCTTGCCCGACTGCTTGACGGGAAACGGACCCTTGAGCACACCCGAGCCCAGCCGCGCCGAGTCCTCGATGAGCTTGCGCACCTCACCGTGCCAGTTCGACTCCACCAGGCAGTCGTCGATTTCGCGCTGCATGCCCTCGGCCGCCTTGTCGGCTTGGTCCTTTTGACCTTGGACAAAGGTCTCCATTTTCTGCTGGTCGTACACGCCGCCCATGAAGTCGATGAGCTGCTGGCGCACGGCGGCCCCGAGCCTGGGAATGGGCGTCGCTTGGATCTCCCATGCCCGATCATCAATCGGCAGCAGCATGTCGGACACACGCGCCGCCGCGGCGTCGACATAGGGGCGCGTGATGTTGAGGAAAACCACCGAGCGCGTCGGTGCCTTGGAATCCGAGTCACGGACTTCCACCCAGCCCTTCAGGTTGCCCATTCGGTAGGTCGACTGATACCGGCGGTTGGCATCGTCGATGCCTTGGTAGTGCTCCTCGTCCTCTTGCCAGTCGGTTTCGATGCCTGAGGACTGGCGCCCGCTCACGGCCTCGCGGCGCTTGCCCAGCAGGGTCGTGAGCAGTTGCGCGCGCAGTGCGTCGTCGGGCTTGTCTTCGGTGTCGTTCATTTCAATATCCGACTTCAGCATCGAGAGGCTCCCAGCCGCGGCGACTCGTCGAGGCTTCGACTGGTCGCACGATGGCCTTGCGTTTCATCATCAGGGCGTAGCGCGTGGCGCTTAGCAGGTCGTCCATCGCTTTGACGACCTTTCCGTCCTTGCGGTGGTAGAGGCGGAATTCCTGAAACCAGTCGTCCAGGTTGGAAAACACCTTGAGGCGGCCGGTCTGCATGCGCTCGAGCATGTCCATGAGGCCGGCTTCCACGCCATTGCTGCCGTCGTCGAAGGTGGCGCGGTCGCGCAACATCTTCAGACCGGCAGCCGCGTATTGCTTGGCGAGCTGCTCGCCGCTGCCCTTGTCATGCTGCAGGCCGTCATGCGGCCACGAGGTGGGCACCCAGGCGCCCCAGGGCTTGATCGTGGCGGCGTGCATTACCGGCGTGGCCTCGCGCATGCGGTGCGCGCGGATCACGTATATGCAATCGACATCGCGGTCCCATGCGAGCTGGACGGCGGCCGTGGGGTGGTCCCAACCGAAATCAATGCCGTTGATGCGCGGCCAGTGCGCGGGCACCTGGAACGGTGCAACCTTGATTGCATCCTCTTCGACGGGGAAGATTCTCCCGCTGCCCAGCGTCGGGATACCCTTCGCGCGCGCCTCGCGCTCGTGGGCGGGGTAGCTGGCGATGATCTTCTCGCGTTGCTCTGGCGTGTAGTGCTCGGCGTCCTCAATCGTCATGTTGGTGACGTGGCGCGCGGTGGCGCTGGCATCCTTGGCCGGCAGCAGGAACATCGTCACCACGGCCGACATGCCCAACAGCGGGGTGAACGTCATTTGCGAGAACTGGCCGCGTTGCCCGTTGTTCGTGCGCGTGAGGCCTTCGCTGTAGATGTCGAGCGGCGGCTCTTCGTCGTACCAAACGCCGTCGACCGTCGGGCCCTGCCACTTCTCGCGGCCCTTCTCGTAGGCCTTGAACGAGAGCACCGATTCGCCGGCTTGCACGTCGCCGCCGCCACCGTGGCGCACGACCACGCTATCGAGTAGGTTGGCCACGCCCATGGCGCGGCTGTAGTCCTTGATGGCGTCGGCCGGGATCATTCCGGTGCCCCAGGCCTCGGAGACGGCCGGCGGCCCCAGCAGGATGCGCTGCGGGTTGTCGCGCGTCGATTCACCCGTGACTGACCCGGCCCACAGCGTGACGGGTTTCTCGAAGACGGCGCCCTCCCACCAGCTCGGATATCGCCCGGTTAGGTGGATCGCCCACTCGGCGCCCCCTGCTACCGTCTTGCCCAGCTGGTTGCCGGCCATGAAAAGACGCTCGGAGTACTTCGCGCCCGCGGCGTGGAACGCGCGCTGTTTTGCATAGGCGTTGTACTGCTCGAGCCGACGCCTGGAGAGTTCCGCTTCAACCTGCGCCAGCATGGCGCCGCGCAGATCGTCATGCACTGCCCAGCTCCTTGCGTAGCTTCAGCAGCTCGGTGGTGGCCAGCGAAGCGAGGTTCTCGTCGCGGGCCGGTTCGATCTTGATGCCGTAGGCCTCGCGCTGCAGGCCGATGAGCGTGCCGGCCGCGTCGACCAGCGTCTTCATGGTCTTCGTGCGCACGGTCAGAGCCACGCGCTCTTTCTCGACCTTCTGGTTCTCGGCCTCGAGCTCCTTGGTCAAGCCGTCGCAAAGCGAGCTCAGCCGGTCGAGGTAGGCGCGGTGCCGCAGGCGCACGGTGGCAACGTCCGAAGCAGCAGCCTCGACCACCTGGCGCTCAGTCGCGTGCGCATGCTTCTGCCTAGTCACCTCCTTGGCGACCAGCGCGTCGGCACGGGCTTGGATGCGCGGATTGAGGTTCCGCTCCCATCGGTCGCGCTTGGCTCGCTTCGAGATTGCCGCGTGGGTGATGCCGTGCTCTTCGGCGATAGCGCGGAGAGCCTTGACGCCAGCGCGGTAGTCGCGCTCGATCAATACCCAATCGGGCGTTGTCGGTTTGGTGGCGCTGGTATCCATGGCCCGGATGGTTACCGGGCGGCTTGGATACTGGAAACCCTACCGGGGGTCGTCTATGCGCAGTTGCTTCGGAACGCTCATAAAAACCCTGAGCTGCTCCTCCAGCGCAGAGATGCGAGCTTTATCTGTGGCCGCGCGCTCGGCCTGTTCATGGTCGCGCCGGCGCAAATCGGCAATCTGGTCGGCCAGGTCGCGGCCTGTCACCATGGCATGGAACTGCTCAGCAGCGCCTTTCACCGACATGGCGAGCATGCGCTCCTCTTCGAGCGTGATGGTCAGCATGTCGTCGCCCACCTCAATCTTCACCCAGCCGCCCTGAATGCGCGTCACCGAGACTGCCCGGGCTGGCGGCATGCTTTCCACCGGCTCAAAGACCCCAGGCATGACGCGACGGATGGCGCCGGACTCGATGAGCTTCTTCGTATGCTCGTCCACCTTGCCCACCGGAACCTCGAGGAGGTCGGCCACCGTCTGGCGCGAGGCAGCGCGGCCAGCAGCATGGATTTCAGCGATGAGCTGAAGCACGCGGTCGGTGGTCAGCGACACCCGCTTTACGGGTGCATCCGGGCGCGTCAGGATGAGGGAATTCACAGCAGGGACCCTTGCGGCACGGCCGCGGCGGCGAACTTCCCCAGCCGGCACACGCTCTGCGCCGGCGTGGTGATGGCGGTGCGCAGCTGCTCGTGCCGCACGGCGCACTGGCCGAAGCCGGCTTGGCCGAGCGAGCCGACGAGGCGCCAGTGCTGGCAGTTGGCGCAGGTCACAGCAATGCCTCCTGCTGCGGCTTCGGCGCCGCCGGCTCGAACAACTGCCCCTGATTCGCTGCCTGCTCTATGCGCTTGCAGGCGCTGTCGAAATACTTGGCTTCGCGTTCGATACCGATGAACGAGCGCCCGAGTTGGAGCGCGGCAACGCCTGTAGTGCCCGAGCCCATGTAGGGGTCCAAGATCACAGGGGCGTGCCCGGCGTGCTGAATGGCCCACGCCATGACCGCCACCGGCTTTTGGGTGGGGTGCACCTTTTCGCGGTAGTCGCCCCGCGCCAAAGGGTCGTACGTCAAGACGCGGGCATTTCCATCCCACGAGCACCAAGCCAGTTCGCACTCGGCGAAGTCGCGCCCCTTGAAGCCGGCGCCCTTGTCCCAAATCAAGTAGTTGCGGGTGGGTCGCAGCTCGAAGTAATTGCCACCGAACAGCACAGCGCGATCGCCCGCAGCCAGCACGAGCGCGAGATCGCTGGGGGGGGGTACGGCTTCATCCCAGCGCAGGTCGGCAGTGGCCTCAATCTTCTGGCGGCCGTACTTTCCCGTGCCTGCGCTCGCGCCGATGCCATACGGCGGATCGGTGATGACCGCATCCACCTTGGCCAGCGTGGGCAGGATCTCCATGCAATCCCCGAGGTACAGGGTTGCGTCGCCGATGGTTTCGACTCTCACGCCACCGCCCCCAGCAGGTCGCCCTGCACCACAGGCACCGCCAGCTGCTCGATGCGCACCACCACGCGCGCACCGTGCTCGTCGGGCTCCATGCGCTCAGACGACAGCCGGCGCACCCACTTGTCATCCTCGATGGCTATGCCCTTGAGCGAGTCGAGCAGCACCTTGTTGGCGTTGTCGATGTCGAGACACTGCACCGTGTCATCCCAGGCCGCGCCGAGCTTGCGCATGCGCGTCTTGAAGTCCTGCGGCCGGTTCGGGTACAGCTGCACCTCGATGGCCACGCGGCCGACCAGCGGCGCGCGGATGCCGGCCGCCTTGCACAGCCATCCGACTTGCTCCTTGAAGTCCTGGGCTTCCTTCGACACGTAGGTGCTCACGAAGGTGCCGCGCACCGCCGTGCGCCAGTAGCGATTCGCGCTGATCGGATACGGGAGGGTGAGTGTGATCATGCGCGGCGCTCCATGCCTGCCAGGCTTTCGGTCAGCCGCATCACCGAAAATTTGACGCCCTTCCCTCGGCTGTAGCGCTTCACCTGCAGCGTGAGTTCATCGAACCAGTCGGCCTGAAATTCTGCGCTGTCGCCCACCTCGAAGGTCGCAAACAGCTTGTCGAAAGCCTCCTGCCGCTGCTCGGTGGCGGTCTTTAGCGGCACGCCTTTTCGCACCTTGATGGCAGTCGGATCGACATCGACGGACACACGGAACGGTGACGCAGGGAGGTTCGTGCATGTCGGTTCGATATCCTGGGGAAGCGTGATGCGGCGCGTCCCGAGTTTCCAGGCCATCCCCTCGTCGGTGCGATAGCGCTCGAGCAGTCCGGTGCGCATGGCCTCGCCGAGCACCGTGTCGAGCGAAGCGCCGTCGCAATCGAACTTCGTGGCTATGTCCTTGCGGGTGAGCTCTTCGCCCTCGTTTCGCATCAGGAACGAGATGACGCGAAAAGGAACCGAGCCGGGACGCGGGGTGTAGCTCATGCCGATGCTCCAACGTAGGGTTTTGAAAGGGAATTCCCGAGCGCAAACACGCTGTTCGGCACCGAAACCCGGGCATGAGCCAGGTTGCTCTCGATGCGAGCCCGGGCGACAGCGCGCTCGGCCAGTTCGTCGGCATCGTCCTCGGCCAGGTCGCCGGGTTCAGCTCCGACCAACTGCGCGGCCTGCACGCGGGCGCGGCCGGCGGGCGTGATGCGGTAAGTGGCCGATATCTGGTAACCCTTGGCGGTAACCTGTTCGGCGAGCTTCTGACGCACCAGGCGGCAGACGATGTTGCGCGAGTACTTCGGGCTCAAGTCGAGCTCGCGCTGAACGATCTTGCAGGTGATGAGGCCGCGCTCGAGCAGCATGGCCAGCACCTGCATGTTGTGGGTCGTCAGCTTCCGGTTTTGCTCCCGGATTTGAGGGGCGTTCATGGCTGTGTCTCCTCGAAGGACAGCGGTTCGCGCAGCGCATCGCGAGCCATGGCCAGCGACGCGGGGGTAGCGCGGAAGGTGTGGCCGTTTCTCCATCCGGCGCTGTCGTCGCGGATGAGGTCGGCAGCCCACTGGCGGCCAGGCTTGGCGAAGATCGAACCGGCCTTGATGCGGGCCGACAACTCGCGCATGGCCTCGCGTTCTGCGGTCGTCGGGCTGCGCACGTTGCCGCTGTAGCGGACGGCCTCGACCGTCGCCGGCATGGCATGGCACAACCGTTTGAAATCCATCACGGTCGGCGGCTTCTCGGGCAGGTGGTCAAGACCGAAGCGAAGGGCCTGCAGATTGCCGGCGAAGCACGCCAGCTCCAGCGCCCAATCGTGTTTCACGACAGCCAGGTCCAGATCACGCCAGCGGTCGAGGAACGGTGTGCCGTAGCGCAGCACGAGGGCCGAGAACAGCCGGTCGACTGCCTCATCAGCGAGTGGCGGGGGGGAGCGCATCGAAGACCTCCTGCGGTTGGGTGGTGTCGCGGCGAGCCGCGGCGTATGGGGCGGCCTGCTGCACGCGCTCGCGCTGCTCTCGGCGCCATTCGGGCTCGGTCGCCGGTGGCCTGCCGGGTGCTGCGCCGGGCAGTGCGCCCACCTTCGCGGCGTCTCGCCGGCGTCCGGCAGCGGTGCGCAGCGCGTACACGAAGCCCTTGCCGCTGGCCGCGGTGTCGGCAGCGGCCGAAGCGAGTTCGTCGACCGTGATCCCCGCGTCGAGCAGCGCCAGCAGCTCCGGGTGGCCGGGGTTGGCATCCGCCATGCCGGCGCGCTTCATGGCCTTGCAGGCTTCGCCGGCCGAGGGTTTCCCCGGATCGAGGTCGAGGTCTCGCGCGTCCGTGCGCGGGGCGGTCGCTTTATTAATCCCTTCTCTTCTCTTCTCTTCTCTTGCGATCGGGGGGCGATGCTTTTCGTCATCGGGGGGCGATCCCCCCGCGTTATCGGGGGGCGATTCGGGGGGCGATCCCGCCACGATCTTTGCGACGGCCTTTTTCTTGAACACCTTGGATTGCGGCGCGAGGTTGCGCAGGCACTGCAGCGCGAACAGGATTTGCCCGTGCGTGGTGGCCGTGTCGACCTCGATACCCCAACGCGAAGCGTTGCCGATGGAGCCTGAAAAGCTGTTGACCAGCTTCTCGACCCAGGCCTCGAGCGCCTTCTCGGCGACGACGGGGTGATACAAGCGCCCATCGGTGCACAGCACCCAGCCGCGCAGCGCCTGCGGCTTGACGCGCTTCCAGTTTGCGACCTGGGCCAGGTGGCCGAGCATGCGGTCGTTGTCGGGGAGGCTTGCGGCCGGCACCTGATGCCAGCTCTGCAGCCAGAGCGCCATGGCCGCGGAGCGCTCGTCGCCCTTACCCAGCACCCATGTCTCGGAGGTCAGCAGGCGCTGCACGTCGACCGGCAGGTAGGGGAAATCGCGCAGGTCGCATTCGATGGGAACGAGGGGTTCCGTCATGCCGGAGTCCCCAGCACGCGCCGCAGCGCGGTGATCTCTTCACGCAGCATGCGGTTCTCGCGCTCGGTTTCCGTTTCGCGCCGGCGTACGCTGTGCAGGTCGTACCCGCGCTGGTGGAGCATCCATAGAACCGGTGCGTCGTTGCCGCACTTGTCCATGAGCGCCACGAATTTGGGCCACTGCACGCCCTCGGTGCCGGACTGCCAGCGGGAGAACTGAGCCTTGTCGACGCCCAACTCGATCTGCAGGTGCTTGTCCAGGGCATAGCCACCGACCTCCGCGCACAGCTCGATGGCGGCGCCGAGCGACTGCTTGCGAGCCACCTCTTCGGGGCGCAGTTCATGGGGAAGAGAGAGTTGGTTCACGTTGTCACGCAACAAGGTTGAGAGCTGTTGAGGACCTTGGGAAGGCAAATAAAAAGAGCATCTAGGGCATGAAACAAACTCATGACGCCGACCTCGATGCGCTCAGCACGCTCCTCCTCGCTAGGCGTGAGCTGTGCGTGGAGAACGTTGTCGTTGTGGTGGCGCTCGCCGCACTGAGCGCGCTGGTTATCAGCGGGGAGCTGGGCGGCGACTGCGGCGGGTGCCCCCCCCGTGCGGGGCAGAATCCAGGTCACCACAACTTGGACCCCGCACGGGGCGGACGAAATGAAGTCGTTCAGCATCGACATCGAGACAGCCGCGGCAGCTTCGTACGAAGCCGGGATGACGCGGGTCATTGCCGTCGTGAATGTCACGCAGAGCTCAGCAACGGGCAATGCGTTCAGCGAACTGCACATGTCGGAAAAGACCATGCGCCGCATGCACGAGGTACTGGGCAAGATCATTCGCAACCTCGACGAACACGCAGCCAAAGACACGCTCTGAGAGCGGCAGCTTCGTCGGCATCCACAGCGACGATCAGCCCCCCAATCTCGATGCGCGCGCTGCCATCCGGGAGCGTCGTGACGGATATGGGCCGGGCTGCGCCGCCAGTTGGTGCAAGCGGTTTCGTCGGAGCGATTTGGGCGGTGGGTTCCGGCTCGGGTGGCTCGCGAAAACCGGCTGCGCGAGTAATAGCATCCGCCGCGGCGCCGCGGGGGTCGAAGCCGCTGTTGAGCAGCGCGATGCCGTTCGCCCAGCTCGCGTTGAGGATCGCACCCACGCTCACAGCAGCCTGTGTCGCGCGATACATCTCTTCGACGCTCCCGGCGCGGCGTGCCCGGATCAGCGCAGGGGTGCGCGGGCCCTTCTTCCGGGTGCTGCGCATCTCACGCCCCCTGCTCGGCCTCAATGGCCGTGATGCGGGCGTCGAGCCAGCGCTGCAGGTTCTGCGGCGCATTGCCGCGGCGCCCCCAAGCCCACGCTTCAAGTGCGTGGATCCTTGCGTCGGCGATCAGCAGTGCTTCGGCAGCCTCGGTAGCGAAGGCAGCGAAGGCGCAATCTGCCGCCGCCTTCGATCGGCGACGCCACGGGATCTGGGTTTTCGGGAGCACGGTTCACGCCCCCTGCTCGGCCTGCGCGGGCTCGATTCCGGCCTGCATGCGCAGAACGTCCCACGCCACATCGGGGCGCAGGTCTTCGCAGCGAACTTGTCCCTTTGTTGCACGCTCGATGGCTGGACACTTCTCGGCAGGGATCGGCCTCGCGCCGGAAATCCACTGATTCACAGCGGCCGGGGTCACTTCGAGGGCTTTGGCGAGAGCTGTTTGGCTGCCCAGCACCTCACAGGCTTTGCGGATGGAGTTCATGGCGCCGCAATTTAGCACTGCTAACCACAAATGGCAAGCCATGCTAAATCTCAGCACAATTAGCATCGCTTGCAAGATGAGCGATGCGAAGAGCGAAGGTGAAGCGCTGGGGCGGCGACTTGCAGGCAGGAACAAGGCCGAGTTCGCGCGCGCCCACAAGATCCCAGGCGGTCCTTCGATGCTCAGTCAAAATATCAGCGGCAACCGGCCGATCAGCCTAGAGGCCGGCATCGCCTACGCCAAAGCTCTTGGATGCACGTTGGCTGAGATTAGCCCGCGCCTAGCCGCGATGGTTGCCAGCGCCAGCGATATCAAACTCGGCGAAGTCCCCGCACCATCCCCGCCTCTTGAAACGGCTCTTCAGGTGCTCGCTGATGCGTGCAGCCATGCGCCGATGACGGTCCGGCTCAACGTGCTGGAACTACTTGATCTGCTTGTGAAAAACCCTGCGGCGAACGCTGAGGATCAGATCCCCATCATCGCGCGCAAATTGTCGGGGGAAAGAACGCAGCTCACGGGCACGGACGGCCCTTAAGCCCCGCGATGGCTGAAGTTGCCGCAGGACCTTACAAAGATCATCTGAGATTGTTAGCGAAAGTTTCCGATGTAGGCCATCGGCGCAACCCTGATCCGGCGCCTCGGGCTCCAGTTTTTCTCAAATTGATACAAGGCGGCCAGCTATTGACGCCATAACGAAAGAGGAGAAGCAATGTACGAACTGGGCATTTTTGCCGCCTTCATCTTATGGGTCTACAGCACCATGATGGCCGTCGCCAATGCAAATTCGCAACTGTCACGCAACCTGGCAAAAGTCGGGATGCGCCTCAGCTGGGTCTCCGGGGAACCGGTGCCGGTCGGCGATCAAGCCGGGGGTGCGTGGCGCTTCATCTCAGCACTTCTGGCGGCAATTTTCGGGCTGGCTGCAATACTCTTCAGTTGGTTTACCGTTGCGATCTCTGTGGGCATGATGATCTACCAGAAATCGAAGGCCGCGGGGATGCCGCAAGCTGTGAAGGAGTTTCGATGGAAGCTGCGCAACGTCGATATGACGCGTGAGCAGATCCTGACCGAGATGGCCGCCGCCCAGAATGCAGTCATGCCCGGATCCGCAGCACGGCAATAGATTGTGGCCGCCTTTTTTCCATGATGCCGTAGCAGATCAACTCCCAATCGATGGAATTTCTTTTTTTAATTGGCGGCATCTTCGTATTTGCGATTATTAAGTCGCAGCACAACGACATTCGCCGGATGCAGGATCAGTTGGATCGCCATCAGGAAGAATTCGGAGGGGCCATTCGTCAGCTTCAGGAAATCAGCTTGAACGCTTCCGACCGCGAAGTTCTTGATCGTTTGACCGACGCTTCGCGTAGGGCCAAGCAGCGGAGCAACTACGACCCCTGACCCTGCACCAGAACGCAGTACTTGACGATCCCCTAAGCCCGCCACGAGCGGGTTTTTTTGCGCTCGCCGCAGGCGCGCAACCGCCTAGCGTTCAAATGTTTAGCTTTGCTATTGACATGTTCGTTTAGCACCGCTAATCTACGTCCATCCCAACAGGAGATGGACATGCAAAAGAGCCTCTATAGCGCACCGACGCGCCGCCAGCTTCACAAGCAGGAGCTCGTAGCCGATCTCGAGCTCGTCGACACGCATGGTTGGCGCGAAGGCCGCAACTTTCGCCAGCGCTCGCCGTTCGCGTCTCCGGCTGCCGAGCAGAACTTCCTGAACGAAGCTGCGCGCGCCGATCGCATCGTCGAGTACATCGCCGCGCTGAAGGAAACCACGGATCGCGAATGGCGCTACGAAATGGCCGCTGGCCAGGACTACGCCGACGGCGCGCGCCACTTCGCGCGGCTGTGGGAAATGCAGGCCGACCTCGACCCGTCGGGCGCGATCTGGCGCTCGGTGGCTCCGCAGGGCTTCGCGGTACCGCAGCCGCGCGTGAAGGGCGGTGCCGCATGAGCAGCAAGTCCTACCCCCGTGTCGGCCGCACGAGCCGACAGCAAAAATGGGACAAGCTGCCGCCGAAGGCTGCGCCCAAATGCAGCGCCTGCGACCAGCCCGCGCGCTTCCGTGTCGACGTGGAAGTGAACTGGTTCCGTGGCGACGACGAATGCGGCCGCGCGTGCGCGGACCACAAGAACGACGCGATTGCCCTGCTCGCAGGTATCGAACGGCACCAGGCCGAGCAGAAGGCCCTGCGCGAAGCGAAGGCGGCGCAATCATGACCGCCGCCCTCGAAACCATGGCCGGCTACCTGCTCGCCTTCCTGATCGCCGCGGGCCTGGTCTGGATGCTCGACCGCCTCGTGTTCGGCACCGACGCACCGGGGCTGTTCGCATGAGCCGCGCCAGCACCCCGCGCCGCTTGCGCTCTGTCGCAGCACCCACGCCCGCCCCCATCGGCGGCCTGATGGATCCGCGGTTCGTCTACGTGCCGGCCGCAGCCACCGACATCCGCAAGACCTTCGAGCGCATCCGCGCGCAGGGACCGCTGCTGAAAGGCAAGCCATGAACACCGTGCACCGCACGCGCCCCGGCCATTGGGCCGAGCAAAAACCCTTCGTCATGCCCACGAACGAGGAAATCGCCGAGGCCGACGAGCGCCACGACATCAAGCGCGCGAACAGCTGGATGCCGTTCCTTCTTCCCTTGGTGCCGCTGCTCGTCGCGGTGGCTGTGCACCTCTATTTCCGCTGATCCCTTTCTGACCACCACCCCGAAAGAACCCATGTCCTCTACTGAACTCGCCACCTCCAACACCAGCCTGGCGCCCAGCTTCGCCAGCGTCGAAGGCTTCGAACTCGCCAACCGCATCGGCAAGGCCTTCGCCGCGTCGACGCTCGTGCCGCAGCAATACCGCGACAACGTGGCGAACTGCATCGTTGCGCTGGAAATGGCCAACCGTATGCAGGCCTCGCCGCTCATGGTGATGCAGAACCTGTACATCGTGCACGGCAATCCCGGCTGGTCGTCGAAGTTCCTGATCGCGTGCTTCAACCAGTCGGGCCGCTTCTCGGCGTTGCGCTACGAATTCGACCTCGACGGCAGCAAGGTGCCATACGGCTGCCGCGCGTGGGCCGTCGAGAAGGCCACCGGCGAGCGCTTGGTGGGTTCCACCGTCACGCTCGACATGGCGAAGGCCGAGGGCTGGAGCACGAAGTCGGGCAGCAAGTGGAAGACCATGCCCGAGCTGATGCTGCAGTACCGCGCCGCGGCATTCTTCGTGCGCGTCTATGCACCCGAAATCTCGATGGGCCTGCAGACCGACGACGAGCTGCGCGACACCTTCGACAACGAGACGGGCGCGCTGGTCGAGCCGGCCGGGAAGCCTGACGTTGCGCCGGTGCGCCGCCGCGCTGCGCCGATCCCCGCCGACGTGATCGACAACGAATCCGGCGAGATCACGCCCGCGGCCGATGCCGGAATCCCGGCTTCGGACGACGCCCCCCTCGACGCCGACAACCCGGCCGCCGGCGCCGACGCTCAGGCCGCCGCCGCGCAGCAGGACAAGCAAGCCGCCACCGCCACCAAGAAGCCGCAGACCCTCGGCAACACCATCCTTGCCAGTGCCGGCGAGAAGAAGCTGCTGATCAACCGCGCGAAGTCAAACGACCTGAACATGGCCGAGCTGATCGAGCAGGCCGGCGTCGGCCCGATGGACCCGACGACGCTTGAAGGCCTGACCGCCGACGGCTTCGTGGCAATCAAAGACCTCCTGCCGAAGGCTGCGTGATGTTGCTGACCTTCGACGCCGAGGCGCATCGCTACTACTGGGACGGCAAGCCGGTGCCGGGCGTGACCACGATCCTGGCACCGCTCAGCGACTTCGCAGCCGTGGATCCGGATGTGATGCGCCGGGCTTCGAAGTTCGGCACCGCCGTGCACTACGTGTGCGAGCTGGTCGACACCGGCGAAGACCTGCAGCACTACGACGTTGACCCGGCGCTGCTGCCCTACGTCGATGCATGGCGCAAGTTCTGCGCCGAGTGGCGCGTGCAGTGGAAGCTGATCGAGCAGCGCGTGTACCACCCGACGCTTCGCTACGCCGGCACGCTGGACCGCAAGGGCACATTGGTCGCACCAGGTGAGCCCGAGCACCGCCGCCACGCGGCCGTCGTCGACATCAAGACCAGCACCAACCTTTACCCGTCGGTGGGCCCGCAGTTGGCCGCCTACGCCCGTGCCGACGACCCACTCAACGGCGCCAGCCAGCGCCGCTATGCCGTGCAGCTCAAGGGCGACGGCTCCTACGTCTGCAAGGAATACCGCGATGCAGACGACTTTGCAACGTTCTCCGCCCTGCTGGCGCTGCGCACGTGGTGCAGCCGGCATTCCATCAAACCGCAGTTCTGAAAGCCCACCATGACCGATACCGCGACCGAAACCGTTCCCGCCACCCTGAAGGGCGCCGTCGCCTTCGACGCGACCATGCTGCCGATCTTCGTACAGCGCGCCAACACCATGCGCATCGAGGCCGCCGACTATGAGGTGGACTCGCCCGCCATGGCCGAGCTGGCCGGCGAGCGGCTGGTGCAGATTGCCACGCTGAAGAAGCAGATCGAGCAGGCGCGCAGCGACGTGGCCGGGCCGATCCACAAGGCATGGAAGAACGCCCTGGCGTGGTTCAAGCCGGCCGAGGATGCGATCGAGCAGGCCGACAGCGCCATGCGCAAGGCGCTCAACCGCTGGAAAAACGAGCAGGAGCGCATTGCCGCTGCCGAGCGCGCCGAGCGTGAGCGCGTTGCCCGCGAAGAGCGCCAGCGCCTGGAGGCTGCAGAGCGCGCCGCGGCCGCCAAGGCACTGGAGGCCCAGCAAGCCGCCGAGCGCCAGGCGCGTGAAGCCGCCGCCGCGGCCGCCGCCGGCGATGCCAAGAAGGCCGAGGAACTGCAGCAGCAGGCCGAAGCCAATGCCGCGGCTGCCGAAACGGCGCAGGCCCTGGCCAGCACCATGGCACAGGAAGCCTCTGTTGTGACCGTTGCACCACCCTCGATTGCGCTGGTGCCGCGCGTTGCCGGTGTCTCGGGTCGCATGACCTATACCGCGCAGGTCGAGAGCCTGCAGCTGCTCGTGCAGGCCATCGCCGAGGGCAAGGCGCCCATCGAGGCCGTTCAGGCGAACACCACCTTTCTGGGCCAGCAGGCCCGCGCCTTCAAGAAGGCCGGCGTGCTGTACCCGGGCGTCACCGTCCTGGCCGAGAGCGCGCTATCGGTGCGCGCGGCCTAACCACTTTCCGGGCGTGCCTGGCCGGCTGTTCGTCTCCCTCCTCCCCTCCTATTCCGGCCAGCGGCGAAAGCCTCGCCCTTTTTTATTCGTCAATCGCAACTCTTTTCCACACCCACATCGGAGATCCGAAATGCTGAACATCAATGAAGAAGACGTCAAAGCTGCCATCGTCAAGCAGGCGGCCGACGAAATCTTGAGCCAAGACGACGATCTGAGCGGACTCATCCAAGCGGAGGTGAAGCGCAGAGTCGATGCAATCTTCGTTGCTCGCGCCGAGCAACAGCTGCAAGACGCCGTCGACGCTGCGGTGAAGAACGGCTTCGACCTTGAGTACCAGCGCGTCAACAGCTGGGGGCAGCCCGAGGGTGAGAAGACCAGCATTCGCAAGCAGCTGGACAAGCTGGTCAGTGGCTACTGGTCGGATCGTGTTGACCCCCGATCGGGAAAGCCCACGGACAGCAGCTACACGCACACCACCCGCGCGGAGTTCTTGATGACGCAGATCTGCGCCGAGAACTTTTCAGAGGAAATGAAGAAGCACGCCATCAACATCGCCGGCCACCTCAAGGACGGCCTGCGCAACCAGATGGGCACGGTCATGGACCAGATGCTGAACGACCTCTTTCGCGTGAAGAGCCTGCAGGACCAGGGCCAGGTCCAGAAGCCCTACTAACCCCTTCCCTCAACCACCGGAGCCCTGACCCATGAACTTCGAACTGCCCACCGCGACCAAGTGCAAGCTGGTCGACATCGACATCCTCTCGATGAAGAACCGGCCGCCAGACAGCAATCCCGGCGTGGCCCTGGCCTTCACCGCCGAGCTGCCGAACAGCGCCCTCACGATGCTGGACGGCTTCCTGCGCGGCATGCTGTACACCAAGCAGGCCGGCGGCGATGCCCAGAAGGCGCTCGACGGCGTGGAGCCCGTGAGCGACCTGCCCAACCTGACGCAGATCGGCCAGAAGATCGGCCGTTTCTCGTGGCTTGGTGAGCAGACCGGCTGCACGCTGACCTTCGACTTTGGGCTCGGCGGCAAGTCGAACATCGTGCTCGGCGATGTGAAGGTCGACGCGCTGCACATCACGCCCAAGGAAGGCGGCACGACCACCTGGCAGTGGAAGTGCGAAATCAATGACGTGAGCGAGGCCGAGTTCGGGAAGATCGCGACGTTCAAGTCGCGCGACGTGCAGCTGCTGATCGCGCTGCCGGATGTCGAGCAGAGCGACATCGAAGACGAACCGGCGCCGCCACCGGCCGCGCGCCGCGGCAAGAAGCCTAAGGCGGCCACCAGCGGGGAGCCCGAGGGCGCATGGCCGTTTCCTGGCGACGGACCCGGCGAGCAGACGCCGGAATCGGCGTTCGTTGGCACCGCGGACAAGGACTGACTATGAGCGCCGGACATTGCAATGCAGGCGAGCGGTGCAGTTGCGCGCCCGGCAGCGAAAGGCGGTCAGCGTGCAGCATGTGGGCAGCAGACGGCGAGCCGACAAAGGTCTGGGGCCTGATCGCGATGGAGAAGACGCAGGAACCGCTGATCCAGAAGCATTGCTTCGGCGACTGCGGAAAGCTCAGCATGGCCGGCGCGATCAACGACGACCACTTCGGCCCGCTGTGGGTCTGCTGTGAGGCCAAGTGCCCATGGCTCGGCAAGGAGACGGATGAGCCCTACGGCAACACCATGTCTTTCGGCAGGCCGCATGACGTGTACCTGCGCGTGCTCACCGACACACCCGCAGCCATCGCCGCTACTGCCGCTACGGGGGAGCCATCGTGAGCCGCCAAAACGCCTACAGGGTTCATGGCGCGGACGGCTACGGCCTGACCGAAACGAAGACTGACGAATACCGCTACATCACAGGCTACGTGCGCACGCCCCTCGGCTACGTGTCGGTCTACTCCGAAGAGAAGAACACATCGCTGTCGCTGATTCAGAACGGCTACGAAGTCACGCGGGTTATCGACCGTGGCTACACGAAAAAAGGACTCGTGACGCTTGCTCGGCGCTTTATCGAAGAGGTTCAATATGACTGAAGAACTGAACCGTGGCTGCTTGGATGAGCGCGCAGCGATGCGTGCATCTCTGGAGCGCATCCTTGAAGAGCCAAAAAACACCCTGTCGGACGGCAAGGCATTGAAGGCCATTGTCCGGATCGCCAAGGAAGCGCTCGCCTACGAGGCTGACCGCGCATCACTCTCCACCAGTAAGCAGGCAGGGGCAGAGCCGGTGGCAGCCCGTGTGCGAATTTGGATGCAGAACGGAGAACGTCACGCTGAGCTGATCGACTGGGAAGAAGGGCTATTCGTCCTCCCGCCCGGCGAACACGGCCTCTACGCCACCCCTCCCGCTGTGATGCCAGCAGCGCCGAGCGATGCAGAACTGTTGGCGCTGCTCCGCGATGCGCGGCACCGCATCTGCAATGATGCGCCCCAAAAAGTTGCCGGGGAATGGCTCGCACCCTTGGACAATCCCGTTTACGGCCCGTTGCTGCGGCGCCTAGACGCTGCAGCTAACGCCCTCTCTCAGACCATGCAGCCGCAGGCCGGGGTGGTGGCGCGTTCTGAGCATTACGACGAAGTGAAGGCAACGCTTCAAGGTGCGCATCGCATCATGGAAACCGTTAGCAGCTTGGAGCGGCGCGTCGGCCCCGTGGGCTCACATGCGCGCGGCTACACGCACAAGATCACCAACGCATTACGGCACCTTGACGCCCTCGCCGCACCCGGTGCCGCTATCGCTGCGGGCGAGCAGGACGGTTCAGAGTTTTTGGGCCACTACGCTGAGGCGCATGAATTGGATGTGCGAACTATCCCCGCATCGCGCGAGGAAGCACCAGCCACCCCGCAGGCGGGGCTGTCGGGAACCAAGGACGCGGACGGCCCGGAATCGCCGCTGAGCAAGCTCGAAGGCGAGAAGCGCTGGCTGAGTGACCGAATCGCCCATCTTGTTTTGGAGTGCGAAGCCTGGAAGGCCAAGGCGCAGACGGTCACCACTGCGGGCGACTGGGCAATCGATCACTCCGCAGGGCGCCCGATCCTCACCTACAAGAATTGCAGTGTCATTGAAGCCGAAGATGCCGAGTACGTGCTGCGATTGATCGCTGCTGACCTTGCACCAGCCACCCCTCCCGCCGCGATACCGGCCGCCCCGAGCGATGCGGAAATTCACGCGATGGCGCCGAACAAGGGATCGATATTTGCGCAGGGCTGGTTCTGGGGTTTCAAGAAAGCGTTGGCGGATCGCGCCGCCCTCACCCAGCCCACCACCGTGGCCATGGCCGTCACCGAAGACATGCACGTCGCAGCCATCAAGGTACTCCAACGCGCATCAGGACTAGACGGTCTTCCGCAACGCATGCTCGACGCAATGCTCGCCGCGGCTCCTGCGGTTGCACCTGCGCCAGCTTCGGAAGCGGCGGGAGAAGCCTTTGACGCCTTCCTGTGCCGTGCATGGGGAGAAACGGAACTGCCCAGCGCCGAGTTAGTCCCGGACTGGGAGGGTGTCCGTCGCTTCCTGATTCGGGAATGGCTCGGCAAAGAGGACGATGAGTTGCTCCTGACGATCAGGGATGACTTCGCCCAGCACGAGGAAAACATGGGCGCCAACGGAGGCGCGTTCTCCATCACGTTCGAAATCGGCGGCGTGAGCATCGAGCGAGTCTGTGGGTTCGCCGCCCTCAAGACCGCGCGAACCACCGCTCTGCCTGGCGACAAGGAGGCCGCATAAATGACCACCGCCCAAAAGCCCGATGCCCTGGAGGTCGTTGCGTACCTTCGTGCCACCAAGGACGGTCAGCCAGTCTGGGATGGCGACGACTGCGTTTGCCAAGACCCGGTATACCCGAGCGATCCGGACGGCAGCGATGCCGGCTGCATCAGCATGCCCATGGTCCGCCTCACCGACGCCCAAGCCTCTCTCCTTTCCAAGGAGGCGGAGAAGGATGCGGAGATTGTAAGACTGAAGGTAGATGCGGCTCGCTGGCGAACATTCGAGCGGATACAAGGCCACGGCCTCCCGGGCCCAGTCTACAGGCGCCACATTCGGGTAGTCGAAATCTGTCCGATGTACGGTGAAGAGAAAGAAATCACCGACCTGCGCGCCGCAATCGACGCGGCACGAGCAGCGGCTAATCAGGGGGGAGCATGACTTCATCACAACCATCGGGCGACGAATTCACGGATGCGATGTGGCAGCACATGCAGACCGTCAACAACGCTGTCACCGAGAAGATCAAAGAGCTGCGGCTCGAGGTCAAGCGACTGCAGAAAGAGGCCCAGCAGGAGCGCGAGAAGCGCTATGCGATGCAGGAGCAGCTTGTGCAAGCTCTGGAAGAGTTGGAGCGCCGTAGCACGGTCTGGCCAAAGCCTGCCGCTTACTCTATCCGCGAGGCACTGCGCCGCGGCTCAGGAGATCCATCATGACCAAACTGCACGCTGATCTTGAGGCGCTGATGCCGGAGCCCAACGATGCTTTTCAGGCGCATTTGAACGCGATGCCTGAATGGCTGCCTGAATTTGAAGTGCACCGCCCATGGGTTGAGGCCCTCTTGCGGGACGCATGGCGCGCAGCCACGGAACGAGCCGCCGTCTTGTGCGAAGACACCGATGTGGTCGATGTCAGCGGGCCGAACAGCTACTACTGCCAACTCGGCGACGCGGCTGCAACGCGCGCAGCCTGTGCCGCTGCCATTAGGGGCACTGGGGGCGGGGCATGAAGCCAACACGCGGAAATGCCGGGCGGACTTACCGGAAAGCGTCACCGACCGCACCGAAGCGCGACGTGGTCAACCCGTGCCGAATCTGCGGCTGGGCCGAACACATGGCCATCCACCAGCCGATTCTCACTGGACCACGGGCCGGCCAACCTTTCGACCACACCTACATGCCAGCTCACACAAAACGGCCTGCCACCCCCGTGCCCGATGGAGAGGGCAAGGAATCATGAGCGCGCTATTTCTCTCCGACGAGGAACTCATTGTGCTCACGGGCTTTACCTGGAAGTCCAAGCAGATCAGATGGTTGCAGTCCGAGGGGATACCATTCCGCAAAAGTGCTACCGGTCATCCGGTGGTGACGCGCTCGGCCATCGAGGGGCGGCCGGTGCCGGCGCAAGAAGCGCAGCCGGTGCGCGGCTGGGTGCCCCGCGTCGTTGGAGCCTGACCATGGGAAGAAAGCCGAGCCGGTGGGTGAACCTGCCAAAGGGCATGCGCGCGCGCCCGCGCGGCAAGCTGATCTTTTACTACCTGGACACCGGCGAGAAGCCGCGGCGCGAGATCCCGTTGGGCAGCGACTACGTGGCCGCCGTCGGCAAATGGGCCGAGCTCACCAGCAAGCCGGCCCCCGTGGTCAAGGCGCCCCCTACCTTCGTTGATGCGCTCGACGGCTACGGCAACGTCGACGGCTACCGCAAGGACGTGCTCCCCAAGAAAGCCGCGCGCACCCAGCAGGACAACGAGAAGGAACTGGGCTGGCTGCTCAAGTTCTTCGGCGACCCGCCTGCCCCGCTCGACAGCATCGAGCCACTGCACATCGGCCAGTACAAGAAATGGCGCCTGAAGGCCGCGCGCGAGCTCGCCGAGGCCAAGAATGAAGAGCGGCGCAAGGCCGGCCGGCCGGCGCAACCCATCGCCGCCAACGTGGGCCACGTGCGCGCCAACCGCGAAAAGGCGCTGTTCTCGCACATCTGGAACTACTGCCGCGAGAACGGCCTGACGAAACTGCCGAACCCTTGCGCGGGCGTCGATGGCTTCCACGAGGAGGGCCGCGATGTCGCGCCGGACGCAGCCATGGTGCAGCGAGTTGTTGCCCATTCCGGCAAGCCGCTCGAGTTCGCGCTGCGCCTGGCCGACATCATCGGGCAGCGCCCTGCCGACGTGCTGCGCGTGAGCGAGAAGAGCATCGAGGGTGACGTGCCAGGCGGCATCCTGAGCCTGCGCCAGGGCAAGACAAAGGAGAAACTGCGCATCGTGGTCGAGGGGCTGCTGGCCGACCTGATCCTCGAAATCCGCGCGTACAAGCGGGAAATCGAAAAGGAGACCAAGGTCTACGCCATGGCGCTGCTGGTCAACGAAGAAGGCAAGGCGCTGACGAAGGCCATGCTGCGCGACCGCTTCGACGATGCGCGGGCCGCGGCCAATGTGCCCAAGGCTGAGTTTCAATTCCGCGATCTGCGCGCAAAGGCGGCGACGGATATTGATGACGAGCGCGGCACACGTGATGCACAGTCACTGCTCGGCCACACGACCGAAAGCATGACCGCCAACTACATCCGCCACAAGGTCGGAAAGAAGGTGCGCCCGCTTCGATGA